TCCAATTTCAAAAGGAGTAACGGTTTTAGTTGCAAGCTCTGCCGTTATACCCTGATAAGTATTTATCAAAGCGGCTGCCGCTGCCATTGCTTTTCCCGCTGCCGTATTTTTACCCAATAAGTCAGCGCCCTTGTTTAAGGTTTCCGAAGTCTTAGCAAATAAGGCTCTCTTTGCCTCTGCCTCTGCCTTATCAATATTAACTCTCGCAGCTGATAACGCTTTTGTCTTGTCGTTAAATTGCTCCTCTGTAATAACTTTGTCGTCAAGTTGTTTTTGATAAAGAGCTTGCTCTGCATCAATTGCCTCAACTCTTGCGTCGTAAGTTGCGGTTTGATCGTTTACTATTTTTTCTAACTCTGCCGCTTTTTTCTCGTCGGCTTTTAATCTAATATCGTCCTCAATCTTTTTTAATTCGTCTAAATGGTCTTTTGTTAATTTTTCAGTAGATAAATTATTTGCTCTTAAAATTGCGAGTTTTTCCTCATATTCTCTAGTTTCTTTTTGCGCTGGAGTTTCTGTTTTTTTATTTAATTCATCTAAAATCTCAATTGCTTTTTTAGCCGACTCCATATCCGCTGAAAGTTTGTCTTCCGCTGCTTTTTTGTCTGCTGCTGATTTTTCGTCTGTGAGTTTTTTTGACGCTGTGTTATCAATTGCATTAATAGATAATTGCATCCCAGCCCTATCGTTAACCATTTTATCGATTGACTCCTTAGCGCTTTTTATAGTTGCCTCTCCGTCCGCTTTTGTTTGAGCTGGATCAAAAGCTAATTTAGCCAAATAATCATTTGCCTTATCTCCAAACTTCTCGTCAAGTCTTGCCTTAATTTCAAAGCCTGGTATTTTATTAATTAAACCTATGATTGAATTAATTGCCTTAGCGGCATTTTCATATAAAAACCTTTGTGGAATAGTTACAAAATCAAGAGCCGATTTTAAATATTGATAATTTCTTTTAGCTCCCTCAACCGAGGCAGCGTTTGAAATTTCCTGAGTTTTAATATTTATTTTTGCAGCCGAAATCGCCTCGTCAGTTGCTTTCATTTTAATATTTAAAATCTCACGCTCGGACTTACCTTGCAATTTTAAAACATTATCTTGGTTGTTTAAATTTTTAAGTTTTTCAGCTGACTGATCCGCATTAACTTGACTAATTTTATTAAGTTTCTTTTGCTCTTCACTAACTCCGCTAACCGCTCCTTTAATGTCATCCCAATAAGCATAAATTGCTCCTGCAGCTATAACAATTAAACCAATACCGGTTGCACCGATAGCGCTTTTTATAGCATTAAACGCATTAACTCCAACCGCTTTCAATTGTTTAAAACTATCCCTTGCCTCGCCTAGACCTTGCAAACCCTGAGCGATAGCCATTGCGGATTGAACTTTTAAAAGTTGTTTTTCTAAATCTTTACTTTCAACTCCAGCCAATCCCATTGCACCCTGATAGGCAGCAAAGCCACTCGCCACTCCACTCAAAGAGGCGGAAACCGCTTTGAATTTAGCATCCGGATTAAACGCATCCGTTAAGGCTTTGGCGTCTCCGATTTTATCTTTTAAAATAGCGGCTTGCTTTGCAGCCTCAACCGCTTGAATTGAAGTTGCTCCAAATTTATCGGATAAGGCGGCGACCTCCGCTTGAGCTAGTCTTAATTGTGATTTTAAACTACCAACCGCCTCCTCTGCGTTTCCTTTAATATTTATGTCAATTACTTTTTCAATCGCCATTTTAGATAATTTTTAAATAGTTGTTTATAATTTTTTGTTAGTTCATATTTTCCTTTGGCGCTTGCGATTATTTCGTTGTCTTCGTATTGCTCAACGTGTTTAAGCATTTCTAAAATGTTTGTTATCATAATTCGTTTAAGAGTTCCATATCACTCTCTCCGGTTGTTAAATTAGTAGTAATTTTATTTATTCTAAATAGACGATCCACGATTTTAAACCTATCGTTTAACTCAAAATTTAAAAGTATTGACAAAGGCAAAATCGCCTTAATTTTTGTTAGTCTATTTTTAGGATTGAAAACTTGCATAATGTAATCCTGATAATAATTTAAAAATAAAGTGTCCGTAAAATCGTTTCCAAAAGTCCACTCGTTTAATTCAGCCTTAAAATTTATATTTGTCTTACTTACATTCGGATCAAAACTCAAAGAATTGGACGGAGCAATATAAGACGTGATTTGTTCGTGACTTGACGTTGTAGGTCTCCATGACATATTCGCAACTCCGGTCACTAATATAGGATAAAATAAAAGAGGTTTCCCTAAGGCTGCCTCGTAGTTTCCAGTCGCAGCGTTAAAGTTATCCGTTGCCGAGTAACCCCATTGAATATCCGTCGGAGTCGTTGGCGCATTGACGTCAAAAATTCTCTCATATTTAAAGTGAGAAAATGGAAGAGTTACCTTATAAATTCCTCCGTCAATATCCGGTAATTCATTGTAAATCTCCTTAGCCCAATCGTAGTTAAATTGCTGGCTATGTTTTAAAGCTAAAAGCGTCTTCGTGTCTTCATACCCAAACTCAATTTGTTTAAATGGTAACGCAACGTTAACGCTATTTGTATCGACTTTAATATGCGGCGTAATATCGTAAACGTTTGAGGTTGCATAAAAATCATTAAGAGTTTTTACAATTACAATTCCGTTCTCAACGTAAGCCGTTAAATTAAACATTCTAAAAATACCACTTAGAAAATCAATAACTTTTATCTCCGGAATTTGCTGAGCAATATCAAAAACGAAAGTGGCATTTGTGTTAAATAAAGTTGTACTAAAAACGTCAAATGTTAACGGAATGCCTGGATCGGTATAGTCGAAATATCCAAGCTGCAAAGTAATATCGTCTATAGTAATTACAAGTTGACTTTGAATAAAAAATGTAAAATTATTATTATTGTCAAAATAAACGGAAGTAATATCTAGCGTTTGAGATCCGTTTAAGGTATTGCTTTGAAAAACTAAAACTCCATTTCTTAAAATACTAATTTTATAATCACTTGTTGACGTGGTTGTTATAGCAATACTATTTGAGGCGCCGTCGTAATCTGAATTAACAAATAAATTGCTAGAAGTTGTAAAAGCTCCATGATTTCCGCTAACTACATTCCACGAATTTATTAACTCGGGAGGGAAAATTCCAGCGTCAACTCCTTGAACTCCTCCTTTGGCTCTGTGCAACCACATAAATAAATTATAATAGTCTAAATTTGCACTATCAAAAAAATCATTACTAAAAACCAAGCCGTATTGCGTTCCGATAGCCTGGATTATTGCGTCCAAACGAATAGCATATTTTAAATCACTCCATAAAAGCCCGTGTTCGTGTGTGCCTCCACTTTGATAATATAAATTTGTATCGTTTTCGCTATGTCCTGAGCTACTATCAAAATAATATCTATTTGTGTGCGAGATAAATGGAGCGATTACGTCGGTTGTCGTTGGATCAATTTGGAATTTTGTCTTTACATTTGTGTTATTATACGTCAAATTATAGCTAGACAAAGGCAAAGCGTTCAATTTATCCTCTCCGATAACGTCTTTTAGGTTGATTGTATCACCATAATACGTCACTCGATAGGCATAAGGCTGGTTATTTTTCATGTCAACGCCCTCAAGTTTGATTTTACCACTATTAAATCGGTTGCTATCGATTTCAATATAGGCGTCAATCTTAACTCTAGCGTCAAACCCTCCGTCAATATCGTAATTATAATAGTGTTTAAAGAGTCTATTGTTTTCGTCACTCGCCGGAAGTGAAAATGTCTTGGTAAAATTAGTAAAAATTAGACTAATATCCTGTACGTCCTGGATAACTTGAGTAATTGAGATAGTCTCATCGTTAAATAAGTCGCTCCTTTGATATTTATTTAACTCATTATTTTTTAAAAATAAAGCTAAGTTTAAAATCATACGACGTCATTAATTAAATTAAAATTATATTCAAACTCCATTGTATAATTTATCATTCTATTTTTTAACTTGGTTTTTAATTCAGAGCTTTGAGTTTTTAAGTTTACCGGTTTTTGATCTAGTAATATTGTCTCGCTTAAAAGTAAGTCCGTAATTAATTCGCTATAGTTTTCGTCAACCCAACCCGTATTCAAGGTAACGTTTTGATTACCTCTAATATTAAACGATTTGCTTTGCCCTCTTAATGGATTATAATTAACCTCGTTAGGCATCAATTTATATTCGTCACTTTTAGCCGTTACGCTATTAGTCTGAGCTTTGTAAAATGTTAAAGTCTGCCAACCTCCGTGACGATTAATAAAATCACAAAGTACCGGCGTATATTTTGGCTCGCATATTGGATAGGTATTAAAATCATTTGAAATTACACTTTCGCCGTCAGGGGTAAAATTGATTAATACATTGCATCCGTCTACAAAATTACCGTCAACTTTTGCCAAACTGATTGGAATTTTAAATAAATAAACTCCAATTAATGAGTCGTATTGGAATGAGCTTGAATTAATTCCATAAATATCAAAATAAGTAATATCTAATAAATCGTCGTTGTCTTGAAAATCAAATAATACATTTAAATATTGAATTGTATCCGTAGAGTAAGAATTTTTAATTTGATAATTATTTTTTATATCCGTATTAAATAACGGCATTACTCTTGTATTCGTTGGAACTTGTAATCCGTCCATATAATTAGTAAATCCATTAACCCCAATATACTGAGTTGTATCGAGTAAAGTGTAAACCTCATCGTCTAGCCAGTATCGTTTCACTTTAAATTTAGCCCAATTTTCGTTAGTGTCTTGAGCAATAGTATCGACGTAAACCGGTGCAATATTATCGATATATTCCTTAACAAAGTTCGCCACGTTGTAACTCGTATGTCTTTGCGCTGTCGTTGGAATTGGCTTGCTTAATGTATATGTCGGAGTTACTGGCTCTGTGTCTCCGTTATTCCAAATAAAAATCTCAATCTTTGATCCTAACTGAGTAGCCTCATCGATTTCAATTATAAACGGACTTCTTACTTTTACTACTTTCATTTATAAATTATCTTTTAAAGTAAATTTTAAAAACGACTCCAAATCTAAGCCGTATTTTTCAACTATATTATTATCAAAATCTTTGTACTCATTATCAAAGGCATTCCTAAAAAATCTCGTCTCGTATGTTCCCGTTCTATTTATCGAGTTTGTTATCGAGGTAACCATCATTTTACGATTTGCAAATTGACCTCCAGCGCCTCGCACTCCTTGTATGCCTTTGCGGATAACCCACTTATCAATTGCACCCCTTGAGGCAGCTGCCTTATAAGGAGAGTTTGGAGCTTTTGAACTTGACTCACTTCCTTTCGTTCCGAAGTCTAACTCCTTCCAATAACTCTCAGCGTAAAAATCAAAAGCGATTGAATTTTTACTCTCTTTGGCTTTGTAATCTAACGACTTTGATAATTGGCCGGATGCGTTATGCGTTCCAAAACGTCCTCCGGTTTTTAAATTCATTCTAGCCCTATCGACTACCGATTGCCCGAACTCGTTCAACGCTTGTTGTACGTTTTTAGTCTCCATTACAGCAAACACTAAAATCGTTATTCGGTACGCTTATTTCAATATCACACTTCCAACCGTCTAAGGCATTTGTAAACGCTAATAAAATCGGTTGCAAAGTTGGATCGTTTTGTAATTCTATATCGTCGTCGTTTCTTTGCAATCTCATTTGAGTAATCATAAAATTTAAAATTGCGTGACACGTGTTTAAATTATCGAGCTCGTTGTCGTTCCCTAAAAATTTATCGTTTGCGTTTATCTTTGACATATTTCTAATATCTACGACAGCCACCTCAAAAGTAAAATTGACAACTCCGTTATTGATTGAAGAGCTGAGTATATTAATGTGAGCAAGCGGAAAAATATTTTTCTTAACATTGTCGATTATGTCTGTGCCGTGAGTTATGGTATTCAAAAGCGGTGCGTTTTCCAACGTACTCTTAATATATTCTATTGCCTGATAAAATGCTCTCATTTTTTAAAGTGATTTTTAATTTGTTTTGCCTCCTCTTTGCTTTCGTCGATTAAGTAAGATAATAGCGTGAGTGACTCGTGAAGAGGCTCGTTTCCAACTTCTCGAGGCTTGAGTCCAAGCTCTCTTGAAAGTCGAACAAAACTTTGATACCAACCCCAGCGCTCTCCAAAACCTCCTCGAGATATTTCCCCTCCCTCATCGCCTTGCTCTCCAAATGCGATAGGATATTGCTCAATAATTCTTTGCTTAAATTCCAAAAAAAAAGTATTGATCCAATTACTACGTCCATTCTAACATCGTTGAATAACTCCGCTTTGCTTTCGTCTCCGTCGTAAGGCTCAATCTGATAAAACTCCGAAACTTTTTTAGTTATTGGTCGATATAAAACCGACATTAATAAACTTAAATTCTCATCCGTACCGAGTAACGAGTCAATCGTCGCATGTTCGCCTAGTGTCATTTTATCTAAGTTCGGAATAAAACCATAAGTCACTCCGTCCATTTTAAACGTCTTAACCCTTTGAGGTTTTTGATCCAATACCTTAGCCAATTGCTCCACTATCTCAGCGAAATCGTTAACCGGTATTTTCATAACATCGGCCACGCCCAAGTTACAAAATATTGCAACCATTTGAATGCACACAAAGGTCTCATCGTCCTGGTTGTCTTTTAATACTTTTAAATATCTCAAATATTGAGATAATTTAATCTCCTTTAAATCCGTTGGAATTACTACTCTCATATATATATAACTAAAAAAAGTGATTTTGTTTATTAATTTTTTTTGATTGTACGTTATTACGTACAATATTTAACTTTATGTACGTAATAAGCTACGTTATTATTAAGCGTCGGCTTTTATTTATTGCGAGGCTCATCATTGCGAAGTAGCGAAGAGCGTCGATTGCGTGGTTAAATTCGTCAATTGGTCGGTTAAGTTTTTTACCCGTTTTGTCTACATCCCAGCTGTAATTCCTCAACTCTTTTATTAGGTTGGTGCTTGACTTAGTGACAAGGATTTCCTTTTGCTGCAATACCGAGATACCGTAATTGATTGAGTCTGCTCCCTTGACAACCGGTTTAATATTGTAACCGGCTCGTCTTATCTCCTCGATTGACTTTGGCTCTGCTGAGTCTGCCCAAATTGGAGCGGTGCGCTCTTGTCTCATCAATCTAATAATATCGGAGTTCAAAAGTGAGGTCGAATAAATCAATTCGTCAACGATAATCTTACCGTTGTAATCGTAGACAGCAATGTGAGCGGTTGGATCATTCGAGTAACCAAAATCGAGTCCACTTCCTAAGAATTTCGCCTCCGTTGGTATTGTATCGATTTGCTCCCAATTTTGAAAAATAACTCCCTCGAGTGAGCCAAGTTGTCCGAGTCCGTAAACGTTCCACCAGTTCGCCCAATACGTCGAGGTTAGTGCTTTGTCTTTTGCTTTTTCAATCTCTCGAACTATTGCCGGATCGAGTGCCTCGTTATCTTTGTAAGTCAATACGACAAAGTCAGAGTCCGGATCGTTTAATAGTTCCGTTTGCACCCAAAACTCATTTGTTGGATTGTAGTCTAAGTATATAAATTTCTTTGTACGGATTGCGAGTTGCTGATAACTTTCAAAGTCGATATTATTACACTCGTTTATAAATAGAATATCACGTCTCGCTCCTCGTAATTTGTCAGGTTGGTCCACACTAAAAAACTCGATATAACTATTATTTGAGAATGTATATTTAAGCGAAGAGCGATTGAAGTTTTGATCTTTATAATTGTCAGTTAGGAGCATTATTTTTTGAAAGTCTTTTAAAGCTCCCCTTTTTAAATGGGGAATGCTCTCACTAACTATTGATATTTCCGAAAATGGATTTTCAATAGCGTAAGTAATAAGTAAGGGCAATATCGAAAACGTTTTGGAACTACTCGTCCCACCTTGAACAATCCTAACTCGTTTTCTTAGTTTGGCGATTTTACTCTGAGCCGTCGTTTTCTGGAACATCTAAGTCTAAGGAATTAAAAATCGGTTTCTCAATACTTATATGTTGGTCGATAGTTTGTTTTGGCATTCCAAAGAAGTATTTAAACCATAATTCAATCGCCCATTTTTCGCCGGCTTGCATCGCTGCCTCGAGTTGTAATATTGCCTCCGGTAAAAAAGGTTTTAATCGCTCGTAAGTGTCTTGCATTTCGGACTTTGTCATTAGACGTTTGTCGTCTGGCCTTACCGCTTTTGTTGAATTTCCTCCGTTAAATTTTCTTTTATCCATTTTTCAATTCAAAACAATTAATTGATTTGAGCGTTTCCATTATATCTCCCCAAAATTACCTCGTTATCCTTTAAAAACATCGACGTAAACATTTTAAACCCCTTATAAGACTTCGTTTTTAATAACTTGAATAAGTTGTCCGGCATCCAAATTTCGTTTACTGAGAGGTCTGCTGGTGCGTTTTCAATTACAGCGTCAAGAAACAAATAAAATTCCTCTTGCTGTTGTTTTTTCGTTAATTTTATCGACTTGCTCTTTGTTGTTGTCATAGTGTTCTTTTATTTTATACTTTTGAACAAAGCTCCATTTGTCTCGTCCATTTGTAAAGTATATTTTATCAATTCCTAACTCTTTTGCGGTACTAAATAAATCGGTATTGTCTCCGTCTTTTTGTCTAGCTGTTAAAATTCTAACGTCTTTACCCTCAGAGATAAACTTTGAGGCTAAGTCTTTGCCCTTTTTAGTTGAGAGCGTTCCGTCATAATCAAAACTAATTGGCAAAGCTATATAATTTAAATAAATCTTTGATAATAGTTTCATGAACTTTGGAGCAATTAGGACAATTTGAATTGTCGATACCAAAATAGAATTTATAAAGTCCGTTTAAATAGTCAACGTCTTCAAAAACTAACTCAGTACGTTTTCCCTCAATTACTCTTTGACCTTTTGCCTCTAAAAATAGAGTAAAATGTTCCTTATCAATTGGAGTCATTTCAGACTTAACCTTTTTAAAGTTAAAAAGCCTGTTTAAAGAGAATTGTCTCTCCTTACATTCTAAGCAAGGCTCAATTCCAACCGCTGAGGTTAGATTAGCGACAACGTCACCAAGTCCCTGAATTTCTTTTTTAATCCTTTTTTTTGCCATTTAGTTTATTTTTTACCATTTTATTAACTCTGTGAATAGTTTGAATGTGTATTCCGGTTTGTCTAGCGAGTTCTCGTTGGCCGTGTAGCGTTGAGAGTTCAAACATTGTGCGTTCATACCAGGTCAAGTCTTTTGAAAGCTCTGAGTAATCAATTCCGTCGTTATATTCCTCCTCTTCAATTTCAAATTTACTAAAATCGTCAATTAAAATATCGTTATTTTTAAGAGAGTCATAAAATAATGACCTCAAAGTTACAAATATATAGCCGTCGGAAACCATTGTTGTCCTATCGGATAATTTAATATACATATTTTGAGTCAACTCGTCTGCTAAGTCTTTGCATTTACAAATCTGTAAAGCCATTTTCCGCCACTGAGCGTCTTTTTTAGCGAGTTCGTTTATTATCACAATCGCATTGGATTAAAAAACTCACTTAAAAAATGTAAAACGTGAGTTTCATTTTCAATATAATAAGCCGTACCTCTGACAATTATAACAATTTCGTCTGGAGACTCAATCCAATATCCGTCAATACTATCGACGTTAACTCTAAAATCAACAAATGATCCGTTGAGTCCGAGGTTGTCGTCTTCCTGTTCCAACCACATTTGAGTCGATATTGTGTACGGTTTTATCATAAGACAAATATACTAATTATATTGATATAACCTAAAAAAGTTATTTTGTAACAAATTTAGATTGTTTTTGTTTTAAATTCAACATTCCAATCACTCCAAACATAAACTTGACATCCGTGTTTTTTAAGTTCTGAGAGCCTTAATTCCTGCAAAGGTGACAATATACCCTTTTCCTTTTTTACTTCAATAAACGTCGCGTGTCCGTCTTTTATAGCTAATAAGTCAGGAATGCCATTTGTTGAGGTTTTAATTAACTTGGTTACAAAATACCCTTGCAACTGGAGTTTCTTTTTTATCTTACTTTGGATTTGTTGCTCAGTCATTTGTTTTTAAATTGTTCTTTTACAAAAATTTC